TTAAGCAAGTAGATTAACAGAGCGGACAAGTTCCTTATCCTTTTCTTTCATTCTCTCAGTAACGTGCAGATATATCTTTTTAGTGATTCTTGAATCCTCGTGGCCAACTCTTCTTGTAATGGTATCAAGAGGCACGCCAGCCTCAGCAAGAAGTGACACATGAGTATGTCTTAGCACATGAGTAGTTATTGGACGCTTCAGAACATCCTCTGACGTCTTCTTAAGGTATTTATTAAAAGCATAATAATTCAAATAATCCCCGTTTTCATCACAGAAGAATAAGCGAAGCCTCAAGCCTGTTTTAAACCGTCTAGCGTTTAGATCCTTTTTAATCTCCTGGCACAAAGATTCAAGCTCAGGTTGCATATCTATATCTCTATTAGAGCAGCTGGTCTTGGGAGAGTGCACATCAGATTTTATCTGAGCGTCTAAAGTTTTGTTAATGTGTATCTTCTTATTTCTGAAATCAACATCAACGATTGTAAGAGCTAGCACTTCACCTACACGCATCCCCGTAAGAGCCATGAACTGAGTAAGCCCTTTCCACCGTTGCACCTTCATAGAATTAACAAGAAGGTTCAGCTCCTCACGTTCTAGGAACTTATGCTCTAGCTTCTCCTTAGCCTCTTTATCATTTACAGGCTTTAGCTTGTCAATCCATCTGATATCTGCAATATAGTCATTATCATAAGCCCAGTGCATAAACGATTTGAACCTAACGAGCCTCTCGTTCTTGGTGCTAGCCTTGTCTCTTGTGGAATATAGATTATTGGCCACGTACCCAGCAGTCAGGTTGGAGACGATTGCAGCAGGATTAAGCATCTTGCAAATGGTGTTAAGAGTGCTCCTGTTGCGCTTAACAGTTCCTTTGGTAACAGTTTTTGCTTGATATTCGATATAAAGGTCCGCAAGCTCTCCAAGAGTAATGTTCTCATGCTTGAGAGCAGGGGTAGATGCAGCGGCTATCTTTTCAGCCAGGATTGCAGCAGCATCCTTCCTAGTCATTTTATTATCTTTTAGAAGAGTAACAGAGACCTTCTTAGTTTTACCCGTGAGAGGGTCTTTGTATCTCTCACAGAATTTAAATTTTCCATTATCTAAAGGTTCAACCCACATAATAAATACCTCCTTGAATATGCAAATTGAAATCTATATAATAGGCGTTGCCTGGTTGCATGAGTTAGAGGGAGACAGATTATGAGTTTCATCGTTCAAGTGGCTCAGTTAGCAGTGAATATTATTCGCTTGCTTTATGAAATCTGGCGCGACCGTCACAAAAGTGACTGCTAGTTAATCTAGCCTGATGATGCAGCAGAAGCTCTCAGAAGTAGCAGTGTAGCTCGCAAGCTCAAACCGTTCACTTGAGACATTAAAATCTCATGCAACTGGCGAGCCAGGCACTACGGAAGTGAGTGGAGCTGCATTATTTGACAAAAACTAAAGATGTGATAATATATCTATAGAACGATGAGACGGTTCATAACTGAACTTTCTAAACAGCAGCCTGAACAACTGCGAACAATTTAGCACCCTGCGGGGTGCTTTTTTGTTTATCTAAATTGCACCGGTGCAATTTTCCCGACGTCGGCAAAACGATAAGACTTTACCTATCTAGTTCATGCTCTTCCATTTCAGTTCTTTCATGTTCTAGTGCTACTTCTTGCTTTAATCTGTTTTCACGTTCTCTATCATCTAATCCGAGCGCTCTGCAAACCATAGCTTTAGTTATATTATCTGCTGAGCGATATTTCTCAATTACAGTTTTTTCCTCGGGAGTAATACCTGTTGTCACGAACTGTTTGTTTGCGCGAGCCAAGAATTCTTTATCATCTAAAGATTCTGTAATTGGCATCTTTATTAATTCAACTACATTTTCACCATCCATTACTGGCATGTTAATAGAACCGGTTTGTTGCCATCCCATCAAAAAGGCGGGGGGCACATTACATAATTTGGCGGCAAGTTCGATTTTGTCTGATGGAATATTGGTTATAATATTATTTTCATATTTGTATAGTGTTTGCTTTGAAACGCCGATTTTGTCGGCAAACTCTACTTGCGGCATGCACATCTTTTCCCTTAGTACTTTAATTCGGTCCCCAACGGTCATTGCTACTTCCTCCTTCAATATTTGAATATGTATACATAATATCATCAAAAAAGTTACCGAACAAGAAAAAAATAACTTGACAAGTTACAAAAATGTAATATGATATAAGTAACTTAAAAAGTTACGGAGGCGATTAAATGATAAAGACCAATGAGCTTAGAGGGAGGTTCGCAGCTAAGGGATACAGTCAGAAAGAAATAGCTGATATGCTTGGAATAAGCACAAAAACACTGTACCTCAAGATGAAATCTGGAATATTTGGAAGTGATGAAATCCAAATAATGATAGATAAGCTCGAAATCGAGAATCCTATGGATATTTTTTTTGCACACGAGTAACCTTTTAGGTTACTACTGTGATACCCTACGGCTATCACAGTAGACATATGTTGACAACATATGTCTAAAACATTGGGGAAGGGAGGAAGATATGGAATTACAAAGAGGCGACGAAATCCAAGTATTAGATAGGAATGGACATTACTTATTTGATGGAATGGTAACTGGAATTAATCCAAAAAGAAAGCGCAATGTTCATTATATAAGACCTAATGGATATGTAGGAGTAGTTAAGAGTACGCAGGTAATTAAGACAGGGAAAAGATACAGATTTGATGCTGTACTTGAAGATGAGATGAAGAAAGCATATGTACAGCTCCAGCTTGACGATTCAGAACTAAAAGCTGTAAGGAAGAAAGCTGAAGAATTAAAGAATTTACTAAAAGAAGCCAGCTCTTTGCAGAAAGAACTGGCCAATACAGAAGTAAAAATAAAAGTAAAGCTACCTTCTAAACAAAGCTAACTTCGAAATCTTTTTCGCAATTAGGGCAGTTCACTAAAAGCGAAAATACGTGTACTTCTGAATTACAGTGAGGGCAAATCACATCAATGCCAATTGTTGAAACATTGGCAGATATTTCAGCAAGCATGTCTGAAATGCCTTTTTCATCGAGTTCGATATCGCACATAACATTAACCTCCTTATCTTATTTCAGCTCTGCAACAGCTGATAAGGAGAGTATAGCAGAAAGGAGACCACGGTGGGAACGGAAGAAAAGCTAAAAGAAGCAATAACACAAGCCTATGAGGCTATGAACGAGCTTGCGGTTGAATTAGAAAGCTCCAGAAAAATGGCTGTTAAAATTCCCCACGCGTACGAGAACAAGAGCCAACTGGCAGAGACCTTTGGACTATCTCGCCAATGCATTGGCAACTGGTACTCGGATTTTGAGGCGGTGGTTGCAACAGGTCGATATGGACCATACGCAATCTTAGATACCCAAACGAATGTGGCGGCATTCGCAGACTTCATTAAATACCGTAGATGGTTCAAGGAGAAGAACATGGCCAAAAATATTCCGGCATTCAACCTGATTGCCGCGATAAACATAATCATTCCCGAGCAAGCGGCTCGTTGAAAGGAAAAAAGGAGAGAATGAAAAGAAAAAAGTTAAGGCTGCTAAGGTATACAGCGGTACCGATTGCAGCAGGGCTACTTGTCGGCGGATTAACAAGTAGGCTCACAATGGATTATCTAGACAACAAGCTAGATGAAATGATAGTTGCCAAAGCGAGCGCTCCAAGAGCTGGAGCAATTGCAGCAGTATCAAAGATACAAAAAGAAACAGAAGAACCATATCTGATCCTTAATATGGTAAGTCCGAATTACTCTGTTGCGACGTCGCAAGCGGACGATGTTTCAGGACTAACATTCGCTGATGAAGAATCACAAATGCTTTTAAAGATAGCCATGGCTGAAGCGGAAGACCAGGGCGTTATCGGAAAAGCACTTGTAATGAATGTAATCAAAAACAGAGTAGATTCAGAAGCATTCCCAAACAGCATTGAGGATGTCATATACGATTTTAAGCAATTCAGTCCCGTCTGGGATGGTCGATATGATGAGGCGGTACCCGATGCAGAATGCTACGAATCACTAGAGATGGTTTTAAACGGTTGGGATGGCTCCAGCGGAGCACTTTACTTTGAGGCAGACTGGAACGAAAGCCAGTGGCACAAAGAAAATCTTCAAGAGCTGTTTCAATACGGAAATCTAATATTTTACAAGGGAGAATAAAAAATGAAATTGGGAGAGGGTGTTTCACATTGCCAGTCGGCAACAATTTCACTTTATTAAAAAATGTAAAAAAAGACCAATCAACTAAGTGATTGGCCAAGCACCTTACGGCTTTTTTCAACTAAAGAAAGTATACCATAAGGTGCCCACCAATGCAATTTTTAAGGGCTGCCAAGGGCAGTCTTGAAAGCTTGATAAGAATATTAAAGTTAGGGACACACCATGGCATATATAAGAGAAGAATACACATTCCCCGACTCAATAGAAGTAGAGATTAAATGGACTGGTAGGTATGGAGCCAGGGGAGAGAGACGAGGCCCACGACAGAAAGCTACGCCAGAGGTTATTGAAAAACAAAATCAGCGAAACAAGGAAAAGAGATATCGAAGATTAATAAAGGCCAATTTCAGGAAGGGAGACCTGTGGTTGACTCTCACTTACCCACGAGGAACTAGACTAACCATCGAGGAAGTGAAAAAGGATATTTCGAATCTCAACAAGATGCTCAGGCGGGAGTATCGAAAACGAGGAGCTGATTACAAATGGATTAGCAGAATCGAAATTGGGGCAAACGGTGGCATCCACATACACATGATTGTTAATCACGTAAGAGGAGAGCCAAGCATAGAACAATTTATAGCGGAACACTGGAAGCAGGGACGAGTCAATTTCGAAATGTTCAAAGGCGATGAAGAGTCAAACAAGAAGATTGGAGACTACATCACCAAGCCATTGACTGAGAACCAGGTTAAACGAGCAAGAGAGCAAGACATCAATCCAAAGGAACTTGTCAAGGTATCCAGCTCCCGCAACTTGATCAGGCCAAAGCCAAAGCGAAAAGCGTATAGTCACAGAACCATGCGCAAGGTTGTTGACACAGGTCAGCCAATAGCACGTAAAGGCTATTACGTGGATAAGAGCTCTGTGGTATTCGGAGTTAACCCGTTCACAGGACTCAGCTATTGCTATTACACGGAAATCCGAGGAGACACGGAACCATGAAAGTAACAATATACACAGACAGCACCATCAAGGGCCCAGCGGAAACAGATGGCTGGTGTGCAGCAGTTGTTGAATACGAGGGCGGAAGAAGCCGAACAGCCTTCTCTCAGATACGAGGAACTACTCAAAAAGCAAACCTCATGTGTTTAAAAGGAGCGTTAAGGCTGATAAACGTTGAAGCCGACGAGCTTTTAATATACACAACATCAACATACGTTGCAAAAGGACTTACCAGCTTGGATGAATGGAACGCTAACGACTGGAAGAAGACGGATGGGAAGGAACTCAAATATGCGCCTCACTGGTCAGCGATATTTGAGCATATTAGGACCAAAGAAATCACTGTAAGTACAGAGAGCCATAGTTATTCAAAGTGGATGAAGTCAGAGATGGAAAGGAGAGCAGCTGATGGATAAGCAAGTGGAGTTCATCAATCTTGAAATAAAGCTGAAAAAAAGCTGTGCGCCAAATCTCAACCATCATGTTTATTTGAACTTGATTCATCCCAAAGAAAACTTTCTACAAATCAAGCGAGGCGAAACAGTTCTTAGAACTATACGAGAAGAGGACGAGGAACTACTATGGCATGCAGGCATTAAAATCCTTGAAGGCATAGAAAAGGATAGTTAAACACGGAAAGGAAAAAGTTGTTATGTTTGAAAGATTCGGAAATCTAGACACAGCAGATGCAATCAACAAGGTCGCAGAGGAAATCAAAGCGACAGGAGACGAAGAAAAGCTAAAGGCTTTATGCGAAGAGAACGGAATAGACCAAGAAGATGCAGAAGACTATATGGACGGAGTTCTAGATGAGCTTGTTACTCCGTTGTCAGCAGCTCTTGGAAAACTTAGAGCAGAGGAAGCGTATCTGAAGCTTGGCGGAATCCTAACAGACTGGGTAGATGAACTTAGAAATGAATGCATAAACGATGAAAAGATGCAGCAGGCTGTTAGATCATCATCAAAGGAGCTTGCAGGATATATTGCAGCTCTTGCTGAAAACGGATATGAGAACAGATGCGTAGTAAGCCCAGCAATTGTGAAGCAGACAAAAACAATTAATAAGCTGCTAAATGGCCACGAGTTTTCTATAGGTGTGCCAGATAAAGCTACAAGATTGCAATTGATGAAGGACTACTACCTGAGTTAGGAGGCCATCATGATTTGTTACAAAGGATTCAATCGAGACTTGGTGTGCACATTAGGAAATGGAGCATTTCAGTACAAGGTTGGCCAAACCTACAAAGAAGAGAAAGCCCAGTGCGTTCAGACTGGATTCCATGCAGTTGAAGAACCAATCCAGGTATTTAGATGGTATAGCGGTAACGGAGCAAGATATTGCATATGCGAAGCAAAAGGAGATGTCCATGAAGATGGTGCTGACAGAATATCTTGTACCGAACTGACATTGCTCAAAGAGGTAACAAAGGAGCAGATAGCAGCTCTGGAATGCGAGTGGATGAGACAGAGACCCAATCGAGATTATGACGGATTTGTTCAACGAAATTCAGGTTATGCATCCAAAAACGAGATTCTTATCGTAAGAGGCACAAATCCTAAAGCATCAGGAGACGAGAGAGCAACCTTATTCCTGGTAAAAGAAAAAGGTAAAGCTCATGAAAAGGAAATAGTATCGATTGATGTGATTAAGGTTACAGAGGAAACAAAAAACATTGTTTTCTTAAGCGGGGGAAGGATAGATGCAAAAAGCAGAATTAAGAAAACTCCGAAGGCTAGATGCGACTAAAGAGATGATGCAAAAGGCAAAGTATAAAATTACGGTCCATGACAGATACGAGGATGAGGACACGCAGATTTATGAGTACGAAGCCTTTATCAGAATACAAAACCTAGGAGCTTATATCAAAATAGCAATCTTTGACCCAAGCTGGATGAGGGCAAATTGCACCGGTGCAAAATTCGAAGTGTTTTTAAACATCGAAGGTCAGGAATACATCACAAGAGAGCTCGATCAGGAAGGCAACGAAGTAAAATGGCTAACAGCCATGATATACAACTTGTTAGAGAAGAACGGGCTCAAGCATTACTGGTGGCAATATGATTGCAAACAAAAGATATTTGCTAATGCAGATGCAATGAAGACATTAGCAAGAATTCCAGTAGAACATGAAAGAGGCTATAAAGGGATAGAAAGGTTGCAGCAGTGGCAACAAGCAGTCAAAGACGAGGAAACAAAGAGAAGAGAGAAGGCAGAACAGAAGCCATGGGATGAGGATATGGCAAAGATACCAGCACTGCCAAAGAACTTCAATGTATGGGCTAGGAAGAATGTGCTTAAAGACCATTTTATCTTCTACGAATATAGCCCAAAGAAGACTACCACAGGGTGGTGCACGAATTGTAGAACTGAGGTAACAGTCCAGGAGCCTAAGTACAACAAAACAGCAAGGTGCCCTCACTGTAGAGCTAAAATCATCTACAAGTCCACAGGCAAGATTAAGACGCTATACGCTGAAGGATATTCAGCGAACATCATTCAAAAGATTGATGGAGGAATTGTCGAGAGGACATTTACGTATAGCGAGAGCTATCGAGGTGATCCAAGGCATCCGCAAGAACACTTCTACGAGTATTCAAGAAAGCTTTTAGTGGATGACGAAGTGAAGACATACTACTGGCAGTCATACAAAAACAAATATGTTAGATGGTGCCTAGGAGAGACCATTAGTGTAGCCCATGAAGGCTTCCACTATGGCTGGTATGAAAACACGATTCTATACAAAGGCAATCTCAAGAAGATGGATAGTCCTTTGCTTAAACATAGCTCATATATGCTATGGAACAAGCTTCCAACGAGGTTGATGGCATACGTAATACTCGAAAAGCGATACCCAGTAATCGAGAGACTGGCCAAAGTGGGATTGTTTAGCCTGGCAAAAGAATTAATTCGAACCAGCAACAGCGAGCAACTAAAAAAGTATTCAGAACAGACATCTCTTGCAGATGGATTAGAGCTTGATAAGTTCAGGCTTAAAAGATTAAAGGCCATGGATGGCAATTTAACAGCACTCAGATGGCTACAGCGCGAAAAGAAGGATAACGAGGTTATATCAGACGACATAATCAAAACATTGGCCTCAGAGAACATTGGATATCTAGACATAGCATTTGCTCTCAAACGTCTATCAATAACCAAAACCTTTAACTATTTAGTAAAGCAGGCTGACGCAATGGGCGAGAGTATCGGACAGACAATCACAACATGGAAAGATTATTTGAGCATGGCAGAAAGGGCAAAGCTGAATCTTGCAGCAGACCAACTATTTAAGCCAAAAGACCTCAAGCTGGCACATGATGCAATGGTTCTTGATTCGAAGAAAGAAGAGAGAGCAAAGCTGGTTAAAAAGCTAGAAAAGGAATGGCCAAAGGTTGACTCAAAGATGCCAAAGCTCAAGAAGTTCGAGTTTGCAGCAGACGGATATCAAATTGTGGTTCCTAACGGAATTGAAGACATCGTAACAGAAGGTTTGTGCTTGAGACATTGTGTACATACCTCAACATACTACTACGACAGAATCCAAAGGGACGAAAGCTATATTTTCTTTTTGCGAAGAGCTGAGAACCCTGATTTTCCTTGGTACACCTTAGAGGTAGAGCCATCAGGAAATATTAGGCAGAAAAGAACCACTGGAGACAAGCAAAACGATGATTTCAAGAAAGCAATAGCCTTTTTGAAAAAGTGGCAGAAATACTTCAAAAAACAGCTGACAAAAGAGGAGAAAAAGCTTGGAGTCATAGCGGACCAATTAAGACAAGAGAACTACAGCCAGCTGAGGAAGGATAAAAAAGAGGTATGGCATGGCAAATATGCCGGACAACTTCTGGCAGACATCCTGGAGGCTGATTTCATGAAAGCAATGTAAGGAGGAGACATGGAAAACGAAATAACTTACCAAAAGACCTATGCGCAGTTCAAAGAGGAGTGCGACACAGTAGTCAAGCAGACCGCAGAAAGCTTTGTAAGGCTTGGATATCTGCTGAAGGTGGCAAGAGACACAGACATCTTGAAAGAAAGCACCTACAATACGGTGGCCGAGTTTGCTGAAGCTGAATACGGATTAAATGCCACCTACGTGAGCAGATTTATTTCTATCAACGACAGATTTTCAGAAGGTGGCTACTCAGATCGGCTTGAGAGCAAATATCAAGGCTTCGGATACGCAAAGCTCTCAGTAATGCTTCAGCTTCCAGATGCGATGAACGAGGAACTATCAGCAGACATGACTAAGGCAGATATAACAGCCGTTAAAGACGAGTTCGACGCTGAAAAAAAGGTGACAGATATAGAGCGAATGATAGAGCCTCAAGCAGAAGCTCCTGAGTTGCCAATGAGGTTGCAATTATTGTACAAGACACTTGATAGCCTCGGAGAAAGTGAGCCAGAGATATTTATCAAGGTTGCCAAGTCTGCAGACTTAGAAAACACGGAAAGCCGAGTGGTACTTGCAATGGTTCCTAGTGATACAAAGGTGTATTCGGTAAGAGTTATGGGCTTAGGCAGAATGGTGCTGACATGCTCAGAGGATAAGGTCTCAATCGTAAATTCTAGAACAGCTGATAAGCAGCTTTACACTTGGGCTGAGGTTAAGCAAATGTGGGAGGAGATTGGAGCTATTGAAGAGCTGCCATTTCCAAACAAACCTGAAGAAAGATGGGAAAAGCACTATGGCCGAAAACTAGAAATTGCACCGGTGCAAGAGGAAAAGAAAGAGACAAAGAAAAAGGAGTCAAAAGTTGTCAAAGCCAAGGAAGTAACAGAAACAGATACTCACCTGACAGAGGCTGAAAACAAATCAAACGATTCTGAGAACGAAAATCAAGGATTTGAGAACGAATCACATGATTTTGAGAACGATTCTTGTGAAGATGATAACGGGGAGATAGAAGATGAAACTGATAATGGTAATCCTGGAGAGGATGATTATTCAGACGAAGCTGAAGCTGATGATGAAGTAGAACATGTTGAGGTTGCAGCAGTAGAAGATTTTGTTGATGACAGTCACGAGCCAACACCTATTGAGATTGAGTTGGCAGAGTGCATCAATCTTTTAGATGGCTACAGAGCAGAGCTGTGCAAACCTAATTTAACAAGTCGAGGCGTAAGGGAACTCAAAGACAATATGGTTCCATTAATCGCCCAAGCAATGGGAAGACTTGCATCAGCGCTTTGGGATAAAGAGATAGCAGAAGACGATGAGGAGGACGAGGGAGAATGAGAGTTTATTTAAGTGGACCAATCACAGGAAAAAAGAATTACATGAAGCATTTTGCAGCAGCAGAGAATGATGTCAAAAGAGGCGGACACGAGGTAATCAATCCAGCAAAGAATGCTCACGTAATGCCAAGAACAACTACACACAAAGAGTACATGAAGGTGTGCTTGGCTCAGCTAGATTGTTGCGATGCAATTGTAATGCTTAACGGTTGGAAGGAATCCAGCGGAGCTAGAGAAGAATTCTGCTATGCAGTAGATAAACGTATACCAATATTTTTTGAGGAGGAAAAATAATGTCAAACGAAATCCCAAGCAAAGAAACAAGCAGAGGAACAATAGTACACTACGGAGCATGCCGATATTGTGGCCAGCATCATTCCTTTGAAGGAATAATCGACATGACCGAAGAGGAGAAGATCACAAAGGCCACATCAATGTGTGATTGTGAGGAAGCGATAGGAGAAACAAAGCGCCTAGAGGGCGTAGAGCTGGCGAAGAAGAACGTAGACAAGCTTTTAGGCAAGTATGCATTTGCTGAACTTCTAAAGCCATTCGCAGAGGAGCTTGCTAAGTTCCATCTAGACAGCCTTACAGTCAAAGTTGGTAATGTTACAGCCTCAATGAGCTACAAGGATGGAAAAATCATCGTCAAAAAGAAAGTCACAGACGAGAGTACATTGGAGGCTTAAGATGAGCAAATCAATCATGCATCAGAAGGATGGCAGCTGCTACCTGTGTATGCGATTGAACCTTGACTATGATACGCACAAGACTACAGAAGAGCATCACGTAGTGTTCGGAGTCCAGAACAGAACCAAAGCCGAGCACTACGGACTCAAGGTTTATCTTTGCCATGAGCATCACACGGAAGGCAAATATGCAGTACATAAGAATTACAAGATAGCTCGTATGCTTCAGAACGAAGCACAAATGAGATTCGAGGCAGTACACCCAGAGTTAGACTGGATGAGCGTATTTGGACGCAACTATAAGCAAGATGAACAGTCGGTTGCGACATCGCAAGAAACAGAAGATACAGAGCCAGGATTTAGATTTTTGGAAGAGGAAGAAATAAATGGCACGCAAGAAAGCAGAATACAGAGGACCTGATGAAACAGACATTGCAGCAGGAGCTGCGAAAAAGAGTCTAAAGAGCTATGGACATTACATGGAGGAGCTTCAAAGAAAGGATGTTGTAGTTATTCAATGCGACGGGGTAGAACGCAAAACAGTAAGGGAAAGAATGCAAGAAGAACGTGAGAGGAGAATTGAAATGGGAGAATTAAAAGCTGGTGATACAGTTAAATGTTTTAACCATGAGGATATGCGCCACGTTTTAGAGAGTCTAAAAAAGCAGGGCTACAAGGCAGATTATCTGTATGAGAAAGATGGCAAGGAAGGAATGCGGATAATTATCAAATAGCAAAAAGGAGGTAAGTTATGGAACAGATTGTAGGATTAAGGGTTGAAGGAGCACCACCATACGCAAAGGACTATCAAATTTGGATTGTAAGAGTTGATGAATTGCATCAGGATAAAGCCTGGTTTTTTGGAGCTTATGAGACAGAAGAATATGCTAAGGAGATAGTAAAAGATATCCATAGAGCAGTAATAGTGCTTAATCCTGTAACAGAAGGAATCTAGTAGGAGGGGAACATGGAGAAGGAAAGAGAGCCACCAAAGTAATTGGTCTATTGCAGCAGGATAATAAATTTTATATACCACACGAAAAAAAGGGAGATTAAATAAGCATGACAAAAGCGGAAGTGCACGAGATATTAACATCACCAAGAAGGACTAAAAGACAGATAGCGGTCACTAAAGCTCAGATGGAGAAGCTTAGAGTTATGATGCTGCCTGGAGCAATACGATACGACAAGGATAGCGTGCAATCATCGCCACAAGACCCAATGTTGATATTCGCCGAGAAGCTGGACGAGCTAATGCAAACCGCAAAGAGATTGGAACTTGCATACATGCAGCAGTATACAGCAGTGGAGACTCTAGCAAATGCCCTGGATGATGCACACAGAGATGTAATAAAACTAAGATATTTGGCGGATTATGGAGCACCACAGATAGCACTAGAGCTAAACTATTCGGAATCTACGGTATACAAGCTCAAAAGAGAAGCAATAAAACTTTTAGAAGGATGATAGTAAAAGTCAAGAAAAAAAGTTTTTATAGTGCTACTATGATAGTGTAAAAAAACTTAAAGACCCCCCAATACAAATTACTTCTCCGAAAGGACTTAGCGTGACGCTAGGTCCTTTTTGAGTATAACAAAGCATTAACAGCTGGCCTGTTCGAGTGCTTTTTATAATAGATCATGTCGGGGCAGCATATAAATGCGCCCCGAGGCTAAGGCCGAGGCAACTATGAAGAACGAAAGATATGCAAATGGTAGCTTAAGAAGAAAACATAGAGCAAGATTCAAGGCTATGGATGCACCCTGTGGCATCTGCAAAGGCAAATACGGCCCCATCCATTACGACGAGCCTAGCGACCATAACCACCCGCTATCGTTCGTTATCGACGAGATAATACCGATATCGAGAGCTTTAGAGTTCGGTTACAGCTCGAAGCGTGAAGCTGCCGAGGACTGGAATAACCTACAAGCGGCTCATTATTGGTGCAATGCCCAGAAGAGCAACAAGCTTCCAAACGAACAAAAGAAAAAGGTTTCACATTCAAGAATTGTGCAGGACGGCAACTGGTAAAACTCTTATATGTCATATAGATTCTCCTTTTTCGCTGAAGGGTGGGGAGGGACCCCTCCCCACACCCCTAAGCGACCCCATGCCGTACCAGCGTCGACACACTAAATGCAAAAATCCACAGTTTTTGCATCAGGTTTCAAAAGTAACAACATAATGAACAAATGTCGTTTCACTTTACGACAAAAAACAACAAAGGAGGTGCATTATGGCTACAACAAAGAAGACTACAACAAAGCGCAAAAGCACTAAAACAGCGAGCTCGCGGACATCAGCAAGAAGTGTTAATTCTGTTGAAAAGAAGTGGAAATCTGAGGGCGAACTTGGAGCAGTTGAAGCAATCATTCTTAAATACGCAAAGATGATAGATATCACAGATTCGAGCAGAGATTTGAAGCCATTGGCATCTGGAATGCTTGAAGCTATCGACAGAAAGAAAGCCCTTGAAGCGGCGAAGGGCGAAAGTGGAGCAATGGAAGCTCCAGTATTTAAGATTCTAAAGGCAGCTAATGGAAATTAAGCTGGGGTGCCAGGAGCCCACCTTCAGATGGTCCGCTCCATATGAAAAAACGGAAGGTGGCTTTGCTAGTCAGTTATCAGCCGCTTATGATTTAACACCCCATGAATGGCAAGACCTGGTATTAAATGATTGGCTTGCTGTAGATGAAAACGGAGTATTGATTAATCACACCTGCGTGCTAATGGTGCCACGTCAAAATGGTAAGACTGGCGTTTCAGATCCTCGTGAGACATGGGGATTAATTGCACGAGGTGAGAGCATATTACACACAGCTCAAGAGTATCAAACAGCTAAAAAGGCATTTGATAGATTGAGAGCTAAATTTGGTGAAAAAAGGAATGATCCATTTGCAAAGTATCCCGAACTTAATGCAATGGTGAAAAAGTATACTACATCAGCCAATCAAATGATTCTCGATTTGACTAATGGCGGACATATTGAATTCAGAACTCGTGGCAACGGTACAGATGTTGGCCGAGGCGGTACATTCGATTTGGTAGTAGTTGATGAGGCGCAGAGCTACACAGAAGCACAAGCTGAAGCTCTAGCGCCTTTAAATATATCAGCCCCTACAGGTAGTCCTCAAACAATATTGATGGGGACTCCACCAACACCAGAGGCAATACACAAAGGATTTATCCTGGCTAAGACAATTAAAGAGATAAGAGCCGACAAGCCTAAAGGTTCATGCTTGCATCTTTGGGGAGTGGATGAGGTTGGAGATGTCAAGGACATAACAAGATGGTACAGATGCAATCCATCTCTGGGATACAACCTTTTGATTTCTGGTCTTGAAAAAGACATGAGAATGATGACCGATGATGGATTCGCTAGAGAGCATTTAGGATATATTGCGAACATTCTGGAGAAGAAACAAGACTTTGCACTAAATCATAAAATGTGGGAGGCTTGCAAATCTTCTAGGAAACAGGATGGAGAAGGCAAAAGAGCCTATGGAGTCAAGTTCTCATCAGATGGAGCCATGGTCACTCTTTGTGGAGCGATTATTGATTCTAAGGGATATGCAAGAATATCACTTATAGAGCACAAAGAGACTATCCATGGTACTAACTGGCTTGCAGATTGGCTTAATGCAAGATACAACACGGCATCTTGCGTTGTAATAGATGGACGAAACGGTGTAGATGTGCTTGTCGACAAGATAGCACCTACATGGAAGCGCAAAGGCTCTGTTGTTCGTCCAAGAGCAAACGACATGATTGCAGCAGTATCTACTCTGATCAATGAGCTGGCGGAAGAAACTGTTAGCTGGTATGGAGAGCAGGAGCTGCTTAATGATAGTGCATTGACATCTGTTAAAAGGTCTATTGGCTCAGGCGGTGGATTTGGATTCGGTGGTGAAAATCCCGAACCTATTGAGGCTTGTGCATTAGCTCTTTGGGGATGTAGGAATAGTAAATCAGAACCAGGAAGAAAAATGAGGATAGGTTAATGGAATTCAATATCAATCCAGATAGCATTGTAAACTTTCCTTCTAACGAAGCTGCAAAATTGCAGCAGTTATTTGATGTTTACGATCGCCATAAAGCACAAAATGAAACAAAAGAAGAGTATTACGAGGGTAAGGTTACCCTTAATCAGGTCAATATTGGTATTGCCTTACCAGATGGCTTAAAGAATCTTAGAATCGGCTGTGAGTGGGCTACAAAGACTGTAGATGTGCTTGCGGCACGTTCTATGTTTGATGGCTTTGTAAGTGTAAAGGGAACAGAAAACAAGACACTTGATGCTATCTCGAAAGAAAATAAGCTGGTAACCATGTATAAGGCTGCTTGTAAGGATGAGCTTAAGTTTGGATGTACATTTGTGACCTTATCAGCAGATAAGAAAATCAAATGCAAAATCAAATTTCATTCCCCACAGACTGCGGCGGCTCTCTGGAACGGCGAAAAGGATAGGATTGATTGTGGCTTTGCCATTATCGATACTGTTCCGGACGAATCAAAGCAGGGAGAATACAAGCCATCACATATAAACTACTACACTGATGAGGCCATATGGGAAATCATCCGTGAGGACGGTGTTTGGGTAGCTCATGAGTATAAGCATAAGATGGGATGTCCTCTGATGGAAGCTCTTGTGTGGAATAAGACAACAGCAAAGCCTTTTGGTCGTTCTCGTATTAAGAGCACTGTAAGAAGCTTGGTAGATGGTCACATTAGAACTGTAGCCAATGCCACAATTGGCTTAGAGTTTGCAACATCACCGCAGAAGTATTTACTAGGCATTACTGATGAACAGTACGATGCGATGATTGACAACAAATTCAAGACATATGTTGGCTCACTTTTGACAGCAACAATGAATCCAGACAGTGATAAGCAGCCACAATTTGGCCAGCTCACTCAAGGAAGCCTACAGCCTCACATCGATATGATGAGAATGTTGGCCACACAGTTTGCAGCAGAAACAGGATTGTCTGTTACAGATACAGGTGTCATTAATGATGCTAATCCTACATCAAGTGATGCAATTTTGGCACAAAGCAAAACATTAGTATCGCTTGCAGAAGAACTGAATTCAGGAAATGGTGATGCATTAGAGCATATTGCAAGAATGGCTCTAGCTATTGCAGAAAATAAGAGCCTGGATGAATTGGATGAGACAGCGGATGTGATAGCACATTTCAAAAATCCTGCAATGCCTAATGTTGCATCAACAGCAGATGCGGCTATTAAGCTTGCAAGTGCTAGAAGCAATTTCGCAGATACAGACGTATTTTTGGAAATGGTGGGCTTTAGCCCAGCAGATATTGCAAGAATCAAAGCTCAGGAGCAAAGAGCTAGAGGATTGGCTCTGATAGAGGACATAGATGCAGATATCAACTAAGGACTGGAAGAACTACATAGCGAAGTTATCCAAACTTAACGCTACAGCAGCTGAAAAGATGCAGCAGTATATTGCCAAACACGGATTTGCAGATACAGAGGCCATTATTGATTATGCATACGGTCTTGTAACTAAGTACGGTGAAGGCTCTGCCGCCTTATCGGCGCAGATGTTTGAAACTATAGCAGAGATGGAAGGGGCTGTTATTCAGCCCGCTGTAATGGCTCAAACAGCCTCTAGAAACGAAGTAGCAAAAATGGTTAATGGCATTATGAAGCAGACTCAAAATGAGAATGTTATAGCGAATGCCGTAGGTAGAAAAGTCAAGCAAGCTGGAGCTGATACCACGCTCCAGAATGCTTTGAGATATGGAGCAGAATTTGCATGGATTCCTGCTGGTGATACATGTGCCTTCTGTATTGCACTTGCATCAAGAGGTTGGCAGTTAGCCTCGAAGAATGCTATTAAGAATGGACACGCAGAGCATATTCATTCAAATTGTGATTGTACCTATGCCATCAGATTTGATTCAAAGACTCATATTGAAGGCTACGATCCGAAGTATTATGAGCGCATGTATTATGATGCTCAGGATAGAGCAGCTGAGGAAGGAACCTTCTGGAGCGGAAAGTCCGATAAGGATGCCATCAATCAGATGCGTAGAGATAAGTACAAGCTTAATGCTGAGAAGATTAGAGAGCAGCATAGAGCTGCTTACGCGAAGCGACAGATGGATTTTAGGCATGAACGCGATACGGATAATCCTTTTGTATCAAACGTAAAAGAAGGCACAATAACAGCAAAAGGAATTACAAGAAGTCCAAACGGCATATACGTCTCTGATAAGCTAAATATAAAGCCCAAAAAGTTACAAGAAATAGAGAATAATGTCACACAATTTAAAAAGATGATAGGAGTGGAGGGAAAGGTAGAACCTAAGATTGTTCTTGTAGCGGATACAGAATTGGGAAAATCTGGTGGTAGATATGTGGCGGCAGAAAACACACTCTATTTTAAAGTGTTTGAAGATAAAAATGTTGAAAGACATATGAATTTGCATGAGCTCTTTCATTGGGAGGATTCACAGCAGTACATAAATGCCGGAAATATTATTAATTCTGATGAGGACGTTATCGACTATATGTGTGAAAAAAGTAAGAGAATTCTTGACAAAAAAGGCATTACAGCCGATAATGTAGGTGAGATAAGTATATATGCAAGGCATATGTATAATGCAAAGAGATTTGATGAGGTATATGTTGAATATAGAACAGTAGAGGGATTGAAAAATGCCAATTTTACCAAAGGAATTACAAGAAAAACTTAAGATTGTTGAAAAATGGATGAAGAATGGGCAATTCATCGAGGGAACTCCAGAATATGTCTTGGAGTTTGACAGAGAAATTGGTGATTTTTATATTAAAGAGTCTGAAGGCGTGATGTAGCAAGAATGAGCACTTACCTAGGTAAGTGCTCAGACTGTAGACAAAGAGGATGCTGCAAAACCGAGTTTTGCAGCATCCTTTCTTTTTTCTAAGTTTCTTTTCTGATTTTTGTTGAAAAAGGCCTTTCTTTAGGCCATTTCTAATTCCCATTCTTGCTGTATCTTTGCCAGTTTCTTTAAATTCATACACGCAAAGGTAAGCGCGACTTTCATTATCATGCGCGCCTTACCATACATTTGTGTATATCTAAAACCATGATTCTCTTTAGCTGTTCCAAAGATTCTTTCTATGGTTTCTTTTCTGTGAGAGTATAAATCTTTCATACCTAAGGTCTGTCTTATATCTTCACATGCTTCCATGTATTCTTCCCAGACATGGCGAGTTACAATTTTTACATGATTCTTGCTTGCTGTACATTGTCCTAAGAACTCACACTTCTCACATATGTGACCACAGCTTTTGTATTCCTTATAACCATCTCTATTTGTAGTACTGTATTTTAATATCTGGTCATTAGGGCAAATATAGCAGTCATTGTATTCATCATAGACATACTCATATTTCTTAAAGAATCCTTCTTTGGTCTGAGGCCTCTTATAAGGGAAAACTGGTTTGACTCCATCATCAAGAAGTAGCTTTGCAATGGCAGGAGTTTTATAACCTGCATCAACAACACATTTTTCCATACCAATGTCCTGAAGTTTATCATACAGACCTTTGAAAGTTCTGCTGTCATGCTCATTGCCAGGATTAACATCGAAGCCTAAAATCCACCCATTCTTATCACA